CAATTGAACATTGCGCTCAATAAGCTGATCGAGGACAGATCACCAGTCGTTATCGACTGATTCGGCAGCTGGCGCCTTACCGGCCACCACGCCAAAGTCACTGGCAGCACTTGGCTTTGCACCACCAAGCGACTCACCCTTGGCTAGCAGCATGATGTTGTTCAAGCCATACGACACGCCCTTGTTGCCAGCTTGGTCATAGGCATAAGCATTCAAGCTCACACGGCCATAGTCGCCAGAGACAATGTCTTGGCTGCCAATGATGTCGTGGCCATGCATGTCCACAGCGCCAGGCTTGGTGGTTGACTTGGTGTTGAAAAAGTAGTGACCCGCATACTCTGGACCAAGTGGTGATCCATCAGACTTTGTTTCGGTATCGCCATCACGCAAGGGATTGCGCACAGTCTTTGGGATTTTGTCCCCGAACTTGGCGGTCAATGCGGCCTTGGCTGCCGCTTTCAATTGGTTGACAGTCTCGGTGTCGGTCTTTGGGACCAGCACTTGTGTTGAGAACTCTTCTTTGCCGTTCATCTCATTCTTGCGAGCTGTCAAAGCTGAGAAATAAGAAAAGCGAACTTTACCGGTTACGACTCGTGTCATGGTTTTTCCTTTTAAAGGTTTAAGGGTTTACATCGGTTTCTGCGATTAAACAGAAATTGCACTTTAGCACAAATCGGATATGATGCAAACAAATTAAACGAAGGAAACGATCATGCAGTTATTCCCGCATCAGCAAGAGGCCAAGCTCTTCTTGCTCTCTAGGCGCAGGGCCATACTGGCCGACCAGCCACGAGTTGGTAAGACGCTACCCACAGCAGCTGCTGCACTAGAAAACCTCCCAGCCCTTATCGTCTGCCCAGCCATCGCCAAGACAGTCTGGGAGGCGGCTTTCAACAAGCTGGCCCCCAATGTCTCGGTGTATGTCATCAACGGCAAGCGCGATGCAGGCCAGCCAAATTCAGCCGATGTGACCATCATCAACTACGATGTGCTGCAATATGGTGTAACTCATGTGGACAGATATAACGCCCTAGTTTTGGATGAGTGCCACAGGATTAAGAATCCAAAGGCTGCCAGGACAAAGGCCGCCATGCTGGCCATGAAAAAGATTGGCCATGTCTATGCCCTCAGTGGCACACCAATACCAAATAGGCCCATTGAGCTGTGGCCTGTTCTGCACGGCCTTGGCATCTACCGAGGCGGCTGGTACGACTTTGCGGCCCGATACGCAAAGATGTGGTCGGCGCCATGGGGGCTAGACACCAGTGGCGCCAGCAATCTGCCAGAGCTGAAAGAACTCATGCGGCCCCATGTCCTTAGACGCAAGAAAGAAAACATCTTCAAGGACTACAAAGACCCGCAAGTGTCTCTGATCACATTTGATTTGGCCAATGACAAGCGAGAGCAGACATTTGATGCCGATGCATTGGTGGCCAATCCCAACGCCTTGATGGCCTTTGAGGGCTTGGCCGAGATCATGCGCGAGGCCGGTATGCGCAAGGTGAAGGCTGCCAGTGAATTCATTGATGACCTCTTACAGGCCAATGAGCCAGTGGTGGTCTTTGCGCACCACAAGGATGTTGTGGCTGCCTTGCAAGAAGAACTCAAAGAACACAAGCCCGTCATTGTGGTGGGAGACACATCACGGGCCAGACGCGATGCGGCCATCGAGGCTTTCCAGTCTGGCAAGACCCAATGCATCATCGGCAACATTGCGGCCATGTCTGAGGGTGTGGACCTCTCGGCTGCCGACACGATTGTCTTTGTCGAATGCACTTGGTCCACATCGGCACTGGAGCAGGCCAGTAGCAGGGTTGAGAACATCAACAAGTCAGGCATCCCACCCGTCATCTACATCCTGACCATCAGGGCATCCCTTGACCACAATGTGCTGGCCAAGGTCTTAAAGAAGCTCAATGTGGTCAACCAGATTATTTGAGGCCAGAAATGAAATCAGATATTCAGATCAGGATCGCAGAGAGCGAGCAAGACAAATTGATTGCCGACCAGATAGTCGAGCAGCACCACAGCTATGTGGCCAGCTCAAAGACTGTGGGCCGCTGCCTTAAATACATCATCAAGCACCATAACAAAGACATTGGCACATTCTGGATTGGCAGTGGATTCAAGCCAACACCCAAGGCAATACTGAATTACTTTTCCATGTCTCAAAGCCAGTTTGACAAGATTTTTAACGAAGTCGCTGACAACAAAAGATTCTGTATGCGTGAGCAAATCCCCAATGCTGGCACTCAAATACTGAGCAGAATCAGGAAGCGCGCAAAGCTAGATTGGTTTGAGTATTACAACAACGACCTGAGAGCCATCATCACCACCATTGGTGGCAACAAGCCTGGCTCGGTTTATCTGGCCGACAACTGGACCAAGATCGGCGAGACATCAGGGCTGCCAGAAAACAGGGAATCAGTCTCAATGAAATGGAATGATGCCAACGAAATCAATGACCGGTTTGTCAAGCCAGATGGCGAGAACAAAAAGTCAATCCTTATCACTAGCAACTTGCCACTGTCAAGACACCACAAACACCTAATCAGTCTCGGCCCAAAGCAAGCAACACTTATTTAACCAGGAGAAACCATGCAACATGAAACCCGTAAACACGCCCGACTCTCAGCATCCCGCACCGACAGATTCATGCAATGCCCAGGCTCATACCGGCTCGAATCCCTCATGCCCTACGAGCCAGCCGGTGAGGCTGCTGCCATCGGCACAGCAATCCATGAACTCTCTGAGATCATTCTGTCTGGCCATGCAGTCCCTGCCGACACCGACAAGGACCACATTGCGATGGCCCAAAGCTATGCAGACTTTGTCAACAATCTGGTCGAGAATCCGCGCAAAAAGCTCATCGAAGTGAGCCTCGATGAAGGCCTCAAGTCCCTACACCCAGCGCTTGGCGGCACAGCCGATGCAGTCCTAGTCGATGGCGACCACCTCCATGTCGTGGACCTCAAGACTGGCCGTGTGGCTGTAGACGCTACAGACAACAAGCAGCTGCTGACATATGCACTTGGCGCTATGAGGCAATTCAAGGCGCCAGAGCGCATCACATGCACCATGCACATCTTCCAGCCCCGTGTCGGCCACAGCAAGTGGACAGTCACAGGCCAAGACCTGATCGAGCATGGCCAGCGCCTGAAGGCCGCTGCCGAGCTGGCGCTCACAAGCGATGCACCAACAAGCCCATCACCCGATGCCTGCCGGTACTGCAAGGCCAAGACCATCTGCCCATCAATGCGCGAGAAGGTCCAAGAGGCCGCCAGAAGCGATTTCAAGCCCGACACCACTGTCACCCCTGAGATGTTGGACAACGCCGCTCTGGTGGCCGCATGGGCCGATGCCGTGCAGTCTGCTGCCAAAGATCAAATTGCCAATGGCCAAGCAATCACTGGCTGGACCATGCGAGCTGGCCGCAAGACCAAATTCTGGAAGGATGAGAAGTTAGTTATGGAGGCATTCAAAAATGATTTAAGTGTGTGGGAGCTGAAGTCACCCAGCGCTGTCTTAAAACTCGGAGTCGAAGTTTCCGAAGACCTAGTCGGTGAGAAGGTCGCTGCGGCCAGCTTAGTAAGGAGCAAAGAATGACACAAGATGAAATCATTGAGATGGCTGAAAGTTGTGGATGGGACAAAGGAAATACATGGGATGACTGTATGCGTTGTAGCCCGTTCAATATTGAAGACTTTGCCAAGCTAGTAGCAAAGCATGAGCGTGAGGCGTGTGCTTATTGGGCAGGGATTGCACTACTTGGCGCTGATCGTGGCCTCTCGAATCGTGTAGATCAAGCCATCCGAGCAAGGTCCAACGCATAGAATCCAAACCTCATGCCAAAAGAAAAGACCTGGCAGCGCGTAAACACTACCAGGTCAAAGTTCAACTCTCATGGCAACTAAATGAAACCCCAAACCAAAGGAATTTCAGTGTCAATCATAACTGAAACACCCCAAAACAATGTATTCCAGCAGTCCCAAAGTGTGGCCTGCAAGATAGGCGCAGTCGCCCCTGATGCTGTCTTTTGTACATTTGCCTTGCAAGGCAGCAAAAAGATTCCATTCAAACGATCCGGCCAAGGTGTGGCACGGGACACAGACCCATCAGACCTCTACAGTGCCGAGGACATCTGGTCCATGGAAGATGCCCCACACGGCCAATATCTTGGCCTAGTACAGCAGCGCCCCATCATCAGCCCATCAGGCGACTATCTGGTCTGCCTCGATGTGGATATGAAACACGCAAGTGGCCCCACCAATGTGGCCATCCAGCGCATGGCGAAATTCGTCAAAGCCAACAACATGCTGACCGAAGTGTCAGTGTCTGGCCGTGGCAGGCATGTCTTCTTATGGGTCAAGGTCCCACCAGTCAAGGACCTGATCCTCCCCAAGTACAAGCTGGGCGGCGGCCAAGAGCTTGAAGTATTCGGCCTGCCAAACAGTGCAGGCAAGTCAGTGCTACTTTCCGGCAACGCCGTGGCCGGTGAATTTCAAGAGGCCGTAGACCTCTACGATTTACTGAAAGACTGGGGGATCATTGAGCAGCACCAGCTCCAAGAGCCAAAGCCTGCTGCCCCACCAAGCCAATCATTTGACTTCACCCAATTAGGCTCAAGGCTTGAAGACAGCGATATTGATCGCGCCATCAAGGCTTTGCACCACATTTCCCCAGACTGCGATTACGACCAGTGGATCGAGATCGGCCAAGCGCTGCACACCGAATTTGGCGAAGCCGGCCTTGGCCCATGGATGACATGGTCCATGGCTGGCGCCAAGTTTGCCGGCACAAAGGACATTGAAGTCCACTGGAAGAGCTTTCACCAGGGCAAAGGTGTTGGCATCGGCACACTGTTCAAACACGCCAAAGATGCTGGCTGGGAGCCGCCAACAAAGCAGTCCGAGCGCAAGTCAGCGGTGGAAGACTTTGCAGCTGTGATCAGCCAAGCGCAGGCGCCAGCTGCTCCAGTGGCCACCACAGAAGCACCATCACCACAAGGCTGGCCAGAGCGCCAACTCACAATTGGCCAGATCAAGCCCATCCGCTACATGGTCAAAGGCTTTTGGGCGCACAGCTTCATGGTGCTGGCCGGTCAGCCTGGCATCGGAAAGACCACAGCTGTCATTTCCCTGTGCATGGTCATGGCAGGGATTAAGGCCAAGGACTGCGAACTCACAGCGACCAAAAAACGCAAGACAATCATAGTGACTGAAGACTCGGACCAAGTTGAAAGAACTCTTACCGGCTACGCACGGCATTATGGGATTAACTCTCAAACATTATCCCAATGGTTTGTGATCATCGATGCCAAGCGATCTAATGTGAAAGATTTACTTATGCTTGCACATAATGTAATAAATCACACGATTGATAATATCAGGCCATTATTAGTATTAGACACGGCCAATGCCACGATGGATATTGATAATGAGAATGACAACTCAGAAGTCGGTGCTTATATTGCAGCCTTAAAACAAACAATCTACATCCAGCTGGACACGCCAGTGTGCATCATCACACACACCAACAAGACCATCTCCAAGGCCGACTCAGATGCCACAGCCCGTGGAGCAAGCGCATTCACCGGCGATGCAACATTGACGGGTGTTCTCTTTGAAGACGAAACAAAAACAAGATACATGCGCCTGGTCAAGACCAGATACCAGCCCAATTTCAGGGAGATTAAATTCAACTCTGATGTCTTTGCAGACACTGTGTTGGATGAAGACGGGGACATCCAAGAGCAGATGGTGCTGCTTGTCGTGCCAGAAAAGTCATCAGAGGATGACCGCAGGCAGGCAGCCAATGACCGGCAGAACGACAAACGGCAGCAGCAAGTCCAAGACGCCGCAGATGCCGCCTGCAACTTTGTCCAGTCCATCATCAACGCCAAGGGCGCTGTCATCATGCGCAGAGGGTCAGGGCGCCCATCAGTCCCAAAAGAACTCCAGCACATGCACCAGCTGGAGTGGCAAGACATTTACCAAGCTGTGCCGCAGGCCGACCAAAGCTATGCAAGACGGGCGGTCAGCAGCGCCATATTCCAGCGCTTCTGTCAGGACCAGATATCTAGCGGATGGGTCCAAATAAAGTAAACCGGTAAACCGGTAGTAAACCGGTAGTAAACCGGTATACCGGTTTAGATAAAGGCGGGTCTGTTGGTATAAGTGGGGTCCTTAGACCCACTTATCCACAGGCCAATCTGGTCAGTTTTGATGGTGAGAAAAGTAAACAGGTAAACCGGTAGATTTCCTTTGTCCATACCGGTTTACTTTTCACTGTTTTTGAGGAGAAATGATGGTCCAACAAGTTGAACAGTTATCCACAAGTTATCCACAGGAGTGGGATGACAGGGTTTTTTGCCATGAGTGCAAGCATTGCAGTGCTGTACCGCAGCGCAAGTCCATGCCAGCAGAGCTGATGGAGAAGATTCGGAAAGTCAACGCAAAGCCACTCCAGTGGATGCTGAAAGAAGCAAAGATAAAGAATGGTTGGGCAACAGTCACATGGACCGAACACCAGTGCAGCCCAACTGGTTTTGCCGTATTCCCAAAAGATGTCAAGCACCGATGCCACATGTATCAGGCCAAGCCCTCGGCAGTAGAATCCGAGGAATGGTGGTTGACTTAAAACGCAAAAGAAAAAGCATTGAACACATTGACCAGGTCAAGGTGGTGCAGCACTTTCGTGCGTTCTATCCGGACATCATCATTGCAGCAATACCCAATGGAGGCGATAGAACGGCCTCAGAGCGCGTTAGGTTGCATTCTGAGGGGGTTTTAGCTGGGATGCCTGATTTGTGTGTCCTAGAGCCTAAAAACGGGTTTCATGCGCTGTTTGTGGAGATGAAGACCAAGGCCGGAGTGGTATCTGGCAAACAAAGTGCAGTAAATTTGCAGTTAAATGCAAAAGGTTATCGGGCAGTGGTCGCAAGATCAGCCGCCGAAGCAATCAAAACAATTGAGGATTATCTGAATGGCAACACCGAAAAAGAGCGCAAAGACATTGAGTGAGTTGGCTGACAACATTGTCGAGCGCCAGCTCACTCAGCGTGACCAGGCTGCAATCGAGCGCAAAGAGATGTCTGGGATCAATAAGAAAATTCACGCCTTTGGCGGTGAGGCCATGGTCTTTGACCACATCTCACAGGGTAAGACAATCGATTCGGTGATTAGGTCTTTGGACATTAGCATCGGTGGTTTCTACAAATGGGTAGAAAAAGATGCGAAGAGGGGAGAGCTTCTCGCACGCGCACGCACGCGAGGCGGGAGAAGTTTAGCAGAGCAGACCCTCGAAATAGCAGACGCTGCCACGCCTCAAGAGGCGCAAGTGGCCAAGCTGCGGGTCGATACAAGGCGCTGGCTGGCCTCTAAGCAGGCGCCAGACGAGTATGGCGACAAGCAGCAACCATTGGTCAACATCGACCTGGGGAGCATGGCGCTTGATGCACTGCGCAAGCGCAGCATCGTATCAATAGACAATTCGCAGTAAATGAATACCGAAGCATTCAGCTACTTAACACAATGACCATTATGTTAAGTTGATTTGGAGATATCCACAGAAAAAGTAATGCTCTGGTGTTACTGATGAAGTTATGCACAGGAATCTGTGGATAGAAGTGGACAAAAGTCTGTGGACAACCCAGCGGCGGCGGTGGCCGGCTGGCGGGCGGTGGCCGCGACCCCCCCCGTGGCCGGTCGCGGCGGGGGCGACTGTGGCGGCACTAAACACCTACAAAAAAAATTTTTTAAAAAATCTTTTGCACTAGTTGACATAAAACGCAAAAACACTTCACAATTCAATCTCCACAAACAACGGAGCAACCGAATGAAAACGAAGCAGGCAACAGTGGTGATAAAGGGTCAGGAGTGGATAGTCTTAGACACTGATGAGGCTAAAGAGGCGAAGGTGTTTTGTAAGCTGATGAGCTTGGATGGCACAATTGTTTGGCACACATGGGTGGATATAAACCAGATCGTGGGGATAATATGAATACAGTAATGCTGATTAAAGTGCGGCAGTTATTTAATGTGCAATATGTACCGAGAAGCACCAATCGACATAATCAGAAACAATATATTAAGGCGATTCGATTATTAGGTGATAAGTGGTTAATTCACCAAAATAATAAGATTCAGAAAATCCAATGAATATGTTTAATTTATTTAATTGGTTTAAAAAGAAAGAGCCGCCACCACCACAAGAAACTGGACCGAGCTGTGGTTTGGTTTCTCGGTTGTGGATCAATGAATATGATTTTATTGACAGGAAGTGCCCACCCTGTCATCAGGATTGCAAACAAGGGCGGGAATGTCCCGCGAGGAAATGAAGAGTAATTTTGTGAACAACCATTTGAGGTTGAATGGAAATGTGCATGGGCATAAGTTGAGGCTGTGCAATAAGTGTGAAGAGATGAGGCCGCCGGAGGGTGGGGTGCAGATGAGTGCTGCCAGGTGGATTTGTGCAAGTTGTTGGACCAATCGTGAGACTGGTCGGAATCTGAAGCAGGCGAGGGATAGTAAATGACTGATTTGTTGACTGCGCTGCATCTGAGTGTGTTGCTGCTGGACCTAAAGATTCGGATGATGGAGGCGATTGATGGGGGGCAGTTTGATTTGGCGATGACATATCACTTGTTGATACTGGTTCGGACTGATGAGCTTGCTGCGCATAAGTGGGCGATGAGTCCTAAAGCGTGGGCCATTTATGAGACGATCCATCCATGAGTAAAGAAAATGTGTTTGCTGTGTGGGTGCAGAGGTATCAGCCTGACCCTGTGCTGTTTGTGCAAGAGGTGCTGGGGGTTGACCCTGACCCGTGGCAAGTCAAGTTTTTGCAGGCGATAGCGAGAGGGGATCGCAAGATTAGTGTCAGGTCTGGCCACGGGGTGGGCAAGAGTACAG